TGTAAATTGGGGTTGCTAAGGATGTCTTGAGCGGTTATTGTGTATGCTTCGTCAGCCACTACTAAACCCCACCATAGTTAGCAGCAGGTGAAGGTTGTGTTCCTCTACCTCCTTGAGTATCTGAAGGATTAGTATTACCAGTAGCAAAGTTTCTTATTGCTTGTTTTAAAGCATCTTCCAAACTTATGCGCTTACCACCCCGTCTTGTTTCATTAAAAATGTCTTTTGCTTGTTGACCAATACGAACTTTTACTTTTTTGTCTACTCCTATAAGAAACGTTTTTACAGAGTCTGGAAGTGTTTCTGCAAAATCAGCAGTATCCAAGAGAGATATCATAACTTGCGTTTCATCTTTATCTAAAGCATCAAAAGTAGGAAGTGCCTTTAAATCTCGATCTAATATTTCTATGTCTTTGGTGTATTTTTCCTGTAACTTTTTATTTTTATTAATAGTAGCTTCATTTAATTTTTGTGTAAGTTCATTTTTCTTTTCGTTAAGATCTAGCCTTCTATTAGTAGCACTTTTTTCAAATGTAAACTGGCGTTCCCTTAAATCTTGTTGCAGTCTAACAATTGTCTCTTGACTGGCATTTTTTTTCTTTGCTTCTGCCAAACGGTTTTCTGCGTTTTTAACCATACGCTCATCTAATCCATACTTCCTATTTTGCTCAGTTTTCTTTGCATCTAATTGCATTCTTTGGAAACCAGTTCCGTATTCTCTTTCGGCTTCCTTAAGAACTTCTTGAGCTTCTGACTGATAACCTCTAGCTCTAAATTCTTTGGCTAATGTTCTGTATTCCTGTAAAGAAACTTTTCCGTCACCGTCAGTATCGGCATTGTTATACATAGCCAACAGGTCTTTACGATCCTTGTCTCTTTTCATAGCCTCTTGCATCCTAGGGTCCATACGTATTTTCCCCTCACCCCCAAGAAGTCCAGTAAGCCCAGCACCCATGCCGCTTATGGCCTCTTGCATACCCTGTCCTGCCATAGCACGGGCTCTTACCAGAGGGTTAGTAAAGCCAGCACCAGCGTCTCGAATACGCTTTTCTTGTTCCAACTGCATAAGCCTCTGGATTTCTCCAGCGGTGTTCATAGGTTTAGTTGCAAATAATCCATTAGCCATTCTTAAATTCCTTTTAAATTATACCGTCATAGCCAAAGTCACCTTGGCCAAAGCCCATGTCGTCGCCCATACTACCCATGCCATCACCAGCATCAAAAGAAGCATCGAACATTCCAACATCGCCAAGATCATAATCGAAGCCATAAATATTTTCCATTTCAGGTGCAATAGCTTGAGTTCCTTTTATACCTAAATCTAAAGCTGCTGCTAAATCTTGCTGGGCGTTATAGCCTAATCCTCTTTCTCTTGCTGCGGCACCAGCAATATTTTGAATTTCTCCTGTACCTGTTGCTGCATACTCAGTTAAAGCGCCTCCTACAGTTTGGTTTCCTAGTTTTCCAAACATATCGCCAGGAGAATCAGCAGCAGCAGCAAAGTAATCTGTCTGTGTATAACCTTTAGAAGGATCTTCAAGATTAAAACCAAATGCTGCGTTTCCTGCTTTTAATCCTTCGTTAGCTGCTACCCAGTTTTCCGCTGTGATATACCCATCTCTTCCATCATTTAAACTAATTTCAAAGTTTGGGTTGTCTTTAGCAATGTCCTCTATCATATTCTCATTACTAAGGGAACCATACTGCGAACCACCGGCTCCAGGGGATAATGAGCCCCAGTCAGTTCTTCCACTGCGAGTATCAAAGTTTAAGTCATAGTCAGTGTTTGGGTTAAAGTCGTGATGCGCTCCCATTTTTCCCATTGCTGCTCCAAATAAACCTAAAGCAGTTAAGGCGGGTCCCCCTAAAAGACTTGCCCCTGTTTTCAATACACTTCCAAGAACCTGACCTCCCTTTCGATCTGTAGATAAATAACGATCACTTAAGGCTGTAGCTGCTCCGCTTAATGAACTCATAGGCCCATAACGATCTGAAATAGAAGGAGTGTAATCAAAGTCAAATGGATTAGAAAAGTTACCACTTAATAAACCTTTAATTTCATTACCGGCATCTGTTACTTCTTTTCCTATAGTATCACTAATGTTCTTAACACCATCAAGAAAAGAACTTCCTAAAGAAGTTTGAGGTACGTCCGAAAATGGATTTGAAAAGTATTCTTGCCGTGCAAGATCAGGAGACAAAAGATTTGCGCTAGTTTGAAGTCCCGCATCAAACTGAGCCTTACCTGCTTCTACCAACTCATTTACTGTATAATCATCATCCATTTCACTTTTAATATTATCATCTGAAGAAAACAATCCCCCTAGTATATCTCTAAGATCTCCTGATGCCGCCGTAGTTACTGGAGATTCCTGTTGAAAGTCTTCTCCTCCTAAATCTTCTCCAGTGTTAAGTCTTTGTCTACGAGGAGGCTGAATAGGTACAACACCTGTCTCACCTGTCTCAGTATCCTTAACACTGATGACCCCTTGAGAAATTAAAAACTCTCTAAGAAAGTCTGGGGTATTATCATCTACAACTATAGCCATGTTACGTTCCTGCTTGTTTAGGACGTTGGTATCCAAAGTTCTTTGTTATGTATCCACCTGCTCCCATAAGACCAGAGGTTAGAGGATTACCAGTACCCTGGACTGCCGCAAGAAGTCCCTGAGAAGCTGCCTGAGAAGCAAGCCCAGAAGCAGCTACCTGTCCCAAAGTTCCTCCGATACCACTGCCTACATTGGCGTACTGTAGCGGAATATCAAGAAGTCCAGTAGCCGTAGCTAAGTCTCCTCGTTCACGCCCAAGAAGAGTATTAATCAAAGCCTGAGCCCTGTTAAACCCAGCGGTCCTACGTTGTGCTTGAGAGGCTCCTATAGACTCCTCTAGGGCTCTCTGCTCTTGTGCGCCCCCTGTACCACCTAAACGTCCCTGTGCCAACAGACGGGTCTCTAAGTTCGTCCTCTGCCTATCCTCTTCCTCTTGGAAGTAGGGCTGTTGTTGTTGGTAAAATAACTCCCCAGCAGCAAAGGGGTCCATTCCTGCATACTGTCCTGCTTGTCCGCCAAACAAACCACTTCGCGTAAGGGCTCCTCCGTAAATGTTAGCAAGTTCAGGAGATAGGTTCAATAGGGCAGTTCGACTGTCGGCATCAAACTGTGCCGTACCTCCAAGACCTCCTACTCCGTAGGGTTGTGCCTGTTCTAGAGCCCCGGTAGCAGCGGCTTGAACTGCGGCGGCTTGTTGTTGAGCAGCTTCTAAAGCATCCTTAGAGGCCTGTCGTTGTCCTAGATAACTAAGACCTCCACCAATTAAACTTCCTAAAAAATCTATAGACATATTATCCTCTCTGTGTTACCTAACTTTTCCTTTTTTAGCAAGGAGAGTTGACGTTATTAAACTTGAGTAATTACCCTTGACTTCAAAGATCATCTTAATTCTAAAGGTTCTTCCTGTTCTAGCCAAAGGAACTTTATATTCTTTTGGTCCCGCTGCTGGAGCATACTTAGCTTTACCGTAAAGAGCATTAACTGCTCCATATAAAAAGATTATTGAATCACTAACAAGATTAAATGTTTTAGAATATGTTGAGTCCTCTTCGTAGTCCTTAGAAAGTTGAATAGTAGCGGCAGCGTCTTGTCCACCTGTAACAGTCATGAGCCCAGTTTTAATAATCTTAGCAAACGTAGGGTCTCCAAAGTTTGACCAAGGAGTTTGAAAAGTCCAGTTGTAATCTGTTGTTGTTTCTAACCAACATGCTGATCCGTCCCATGTTCCACCGGCAGTATTACAAGCAGACTCATTTCCATTAGTGGAAGTGGAATCAGTTAGCACAATATCATAGTAACCCTCATACTCAGCAATTGCATTAGAAATACCCATGTAAAGTTTACCATCAAAAGTACTTACAGAAGACAAAGGCTGCACTGCTTCAGAAGAAAAACTCCATGTAGTAATTCTAGGAAATTCTTTCTTTCCTACAGAAAAATCAAATACATAGGCCTTATCATTGTCCGGCATAAGTGTTAGTATAAAACCTTCTTTCTGATAGTATACACTTTTAATGTTTGCTACAGTAGCCGTCGTAAGTATACGAGTAAGATCATTACGAACTGTAGTGGACAGTCCCTCAACCGGAGCCCTACCATCTGTTTGAGTGACACGTTGTACAGATACTAAACCTTCGTAACTTAGAAAAAACAAGTCGGCACCGACATATACTACGTTGTCTCTACCTGCAAGGCCTACGTCTCTAATGATTTCTTCAAGAACCATTGTAGCGGGATTAAGGGCTCCGCTGTAAATAACAATGTTTTGTTTTCCAAAGATAATTAGTTTGTTTTCCAAAGAAGCCAAATGGATAATCTCATCGTTACCCCACACAGTCTTAAGGTCTATTGACCCAGCAGCACCACCATTTAATTTTTGACCAATAAGGTTATCTGAGTAAAATAGTGTACCTTTTGCTTCGTTAACACCACCATAAAAAATACGTCCGAACTCACCAAGAGCGCAGTTAGGATCAAAAGTAGTTATGCCAGAAGGAGCATGATAATTAGATAAGTCATCTATATCTTTCCATGTAGTTCCATCGAAGTTAATTGCTTTGTGTGCTGCTTGAACACCCCAGAACTGATCATTAAAATTTATCCACTGCCAGTTACCGTCTGTAATAGTCTGTGGTGATTCTGCAAAAGATTGAACAGTTAAAGAATCAGGAGCAGTAGATGTATCTAGTTTAACAATGTTTGCTCCCGTACCTGCATAGTATTCCCTAGTACGATCTGACTTAACAAACTCACCTATAGATTTAAGAGAACCAGTTGTTACTGGTTTACTAATTTGTTTGATACCCTTCCTTGGACCCATACGACCCTCAAGGTCATAGACTACGTTATTAGCTTCTGTAAGCCAACCTAAGTCCAGAGTTGAACTTTGTGCTTGAGTATTAAGTCCCTTAGAACCTAACCCATCAAGAACAATAGCTTGTAAAGGTTTAGCTGGCATACCAAGTGCTTTCGTCTACAGTCCTGTCGGAGTCCTGAGAAATAGCATCAGTTAATGAAAGGGTAAATCGTTGACCAGCAGTATCTGAAGATGTACCACCGTCTTCACCACGCTCGTTTAGTGCAAGAGAGTAGGCCCCCAAAACAATAAGGTTTTCAGGTACGGTAAAAGTATCTGCTGCTTGAGTACGATCTGACTGAGGAATAACTACATTTACTTTAAGATCGTAAGTTCCTGCTGGAGTGGGCCAGAGGTGTATGTCATTGTCCTTTAAACGAAAGTAAGTAGGCTGGCCCGTCTGTGTTGTACCTATATAGGTGTAGTTAAGAAACTGAGCATCACTGATTTGTTTTAAAACCACATCATTTGTGTTGTCAAAGACCTGAAGAATACGAGAACGACTGGTTACATTGGACATATCGTAAGATGCCGTAGAAGCCGAAGTAGTTACAGTCTCTATAGATCGTAAAGAAGTCCAGTTCCAAGCATCCTCTACGATGTCTTTAGCTTCATTAACTAATTCACCAATAAGTTTTTGATAATCATCTAGTTCACTTGCAGAAGAAATTGCTCCTGACCAGTCTGAACCTAGAGTATCTTCACGTAACCTTGTCAGTACTTTGTCAATAACTGTTCTATAACTCATGTTATTTCCTCATCTAAAAATAATTTTCTTTCTGCAACTCGCCTACGAAGAAGTCCTTTTATTGGTTTACCCCCTGCGTACTTCCATCTTAAGAACTCATCGGCACACCCTAAGTAGTCTTTACGATTTAACTTCATCCTGGCTGTACTTCTTTGGAAAGCTCCAGAACCTACGTTGTATACAAAACTACATAAGGCTGCAAATTGGTTTTCCGTTAGAGGAACTTTAACTAAACTACCTATGCGACTTTCTGTAGTTTTTAAATCTCTTTCCATTAAACCTACTGCTTGGTCCTTAGTAATGTTAGAATGGTCAGCAGTAACTCTTTTTCCATTTAATCCATATATAGAACCAAACCCTATTGTCCATATTCCCGCTACATCTTTATATGGTTCTTTAGAAAATCCTTCAAAGTCTTTTAGTAAGTGAAGACCTTTTTCATTTATCATCTCGACCACTTCGACACTAAGCGTTGACCGAACCAAAAACTGATAATAACACTGAAGATTCCTACTATCTCGTCTGACCACAGGCTTTTGAAAACTTCCTGACTGATCATATCGAATGCCGAAAGAAAAGTAAGCAATACAAACTCCAAGAAAAAAAAGTATGTAATAATTGGCCTTACTGTAGCAGAAAGGTTTACAACCCATTGACTTGACCTTTTAGTTTGTTCATCTACATTTTTATGAACAGCTATGTTTACTTCACCTACACTAGAAATAATAGCTTCGTCTCGTTTGTCCTGAGCTTGTTGAGTCATAAGTTTTAACTCATGATCTTTATCTCGCTGATCTTGCTTGGCGTCCATAAACATTTTAAACAACCCAGGTCCAGTAGAAGTAACAAACCCAAGTACTGATCCAACAAGACTAAGCATTTATTTCTTCCTTCTTTTCTTCTTTTTCTTCTTTAGGGTTTTCAGGAAAATCAAAGAAAAGACCCTGACAGAAAGCAGACCAACTCTTTATGACACCTGCATCTTGCATTGGTTGGAACTGAACAGCCACTACTTCAATAGGAGGACACTCGTCTACCATAACAATGTTATGAGTAATACTATCATCAGTATTCCAAAGAAGTACCAAAAGAATAATTTTTGTCACGGGTGTGATCCATTGTGCATTTTATACTGCCTGTCAATTTGAATCTTCAAATGTTTAATATTTTCTTTTATTTCTGCTACTTCTCTATTATGGTTAGCTAAATTAGCTGGCGAAAGAATTTGTTTAAATGTTGTCATTTGATTATTTATAACTGCTTCTGTAGATTCTACCGCATCTACTCTTGAATCTATCTTGTTTAACTTATTATAAATTGATTCAAGATCGTTCATTGCTCTACTTAATTGAGACTTAACAACTGCAAAGGCTCCGGCTAAAGATGCAACAAGAGTTAAAAACTGTACACCTTCCCGTATACCAAATTCCATTACATTACAGGCCAGTCGTCAATTGGGGCATTGCCATTTTCAGGTATAGAAAACAACGCCTTGAACGCATCAAAATCAGCGGCATTAGTTATTGCTGTTTCAATAGCAGCACACTTAGAAATAACAGCGGCACGATAAGTAGCTACATCAGAATCAATAGCACGATCACGTTCTGCTTTAGCAATCACTTGCCAATCTGTAGGAGCCAAAAGGCTATTGGCTGTTTCTTTTATTTTGGGAATCC